AACTCTGTGATTCCGCAATAGGCTGGGATTATGAGTATATCTGATTGCCAAAAGCGCTTGCCAAAGATTCTATCTGTTTCCCACCCGGCCTCGTGATAGTGTGCTCGCAATACTATTCGTGGCGGCGTATTTCCCATATCAATTTCTTGGTTCATTAGAGACTTTAGATAGTAGCGAAGTTGATTTCCTTTCGTCCACTGGCGAATTCCCGTACTCGGGCCGTGATGTGCATAATCGATCAGCACTCCGTCTACTGTTGCTAGGCCATGTGACAAGACGCTTATGTCCACCTTGGGATATTCGGCTCGTAGCTGGTTCGCCATGACGATTGGGACCGTTCCCTCATCAAACTCGTGGCTGGGCGTTCCCTTGGCAAGTCGCAAAATCGATATATGATCCATCCACGGCTCGAATATATCTATCGCCATGACAATCTGATCTGCCGTGCGGGTAGTGATAATCCCCTTCTGATATTTCTTGCCCCAGGTAGCGTCCCCAACGAACAACAATATCACCCGGTCGCCAGCAGCCCACTCCAGTAACTCGGTGCGGTCTTTCTCATAGTTGCGCCAGAGCCAATTTTGTACTGCTGTCATCTCTGGCTTATAAAGCTCGTCGTTCCCGAACTCATCCTCCTGCCAGAGTTCCGTCTCTGGCGACAATAGCCCCAACTTGTGGCCACAATGTATATCCGCCAAGGCAGCCACGATGGTACGGCTCATAAGCCTATCTTCCTCCTCTCTATTTTACAACCAACCACGTCCCCTGGCAAATGCCATAAAGATAACTCCCAGCACCTGCATACCATTAGTCCCCATAATCCACACCTCCAGGTGTCTAACACGCCGAGGTAGATCATCCATCTTCAGTAATGCTTTTTGGTTCTCTTTGGCCATAGGGGCTATCGTCTCCATGGTGTTTTTTATTACTGCCAGCGTTACGGCATCCTCTGTCCCATTATCGCCCTGGACAAGTGCAGCCGTGGCCACGGCAATTCGCTCAATGTCCTCATCTGTGATTGCCACGTCAATACCCCCCTGGCGTTATCCCACCTGTATATCCCCGCAAAATCCATACTATGCCAGTCTCTAGACTTTCCACAACGTCACCGTTCGCGAAGCGGCAGGCCCTGAAATCCTTCTTGTTGCCGTCCTGGAATCTGATCGTCACGATCACGATAGGCGTTAATTGCGCCCCTAGGTCATCATTGCCTGCAACTATGATTATCCGGTCATCAAACACATCGCACCAGTCGCCTATTGCGTCCTGCCGGTCATAGCTGTCACGCAGCTCTTCTGTTATCCGATAACGGACGAACGGTACAATACTATCACCTGGCGGAGTACCGGTCGGCTCAGGCGTCCCTGTTTGTGTTGGCATAGTCCCCTCGGTTGGACTTTCGGTTACACATGTAAGGGTCGGCGTCGCCCAGACTATACTCGGCGTCGTAGTTGCGCACGGCACGCAGGTCTCTATCGGCAATGGCGGTGGACATTCTCTCGTCGGCTCACACGTTGGACACAGAAGTTCGTCTATCGGCTTGACGTACACGGTCACTCTATGCAACTCACAATCCCAGCCTATGCTCTCAATCAGCCAATCAGATTCAGACTCTCGAATTTTGACGCCAACCAAATCAGAAATGAAATGCCAGTTTCCACCACTAGTCCAGTAGCGCTGGCCCGTCGGTATCTGTAACAACAAGTCCACTCCTGGCTGTACGTTACTTCCGAATCGCACTAGAACGCCCCACCCTATAGACTCGGCCACAATCTCAGATGTCAGAGGGCATAGCGCCCCTAGCTGCCACAGACCCCACCCCGCACGCGCACCGAGATAGGCGCAAAAGAGGATCGCTATTATGACAATCGCCCCAAACCAAAAGTTTTTCATAGCCCCCAGATTATCTCCCTGCTTCTGCCGCCCTCTTGTCCGTTAATCCCAGTGCGTGTATCATCGCTTGCTCAGACGCATGTGTCATGCCCTGACCATGTCCACACATCAGCCCCCAGTGTCTCTCAGAGATAACGCTTTCACCAGGGGAAACGGGGGTCTTGGTGTTTCCTCTGAGTCCTTTCCCTTTCCCGATTCGCAATCCATTAGAATTCGTCGGCATACACCACCCCCAAGTTCTCCATCAATTCAGCTTCGCCGCCTGCCTCGTCGCACATTGCGTCCCAGTCGGACTCGCAGATGGCAGAGGCGTCACTGCGCACACCCATGTTGTCAGTCTCGGCAAGCAACAGAATACTCAATTCCCCATTACATATTAGGTAGTATTTCACGGCGCTGACCCTCCATTCCAACTTATTGCGGCCCACGTTTGGAATCCCTGACTATCATCGTCAAATATCAAGTCGTGTAACATTTCCAACTCATCCAACGGCGTCGGATACCCGTCCTGATATGTCCCCGTCGGTGCAGCATTCGTCCCGCCTATGTTTAACTCAGGCGTCGCATCATCCCAGTCAGCACGTCGTGTCCAAATGTCGAGTATGCTGCTGTCAACGGCGGATTGTAACATGCCATTGTCCTGAGCCTGAATTTTCACTATCGTATTATTTAAACCGCTCAAGTCTAGCGTAGTAATGTCATTACTAGAGCAATTCAAATAGGTTAGAGCACTCAGCAAACTTACATCTAGTATAATGAGATTATTACCTGCGCAATCCAAAAACCCCAAATTGGTTGCTGCACTTGGGTCGAGTGTATCTATATCATTAGAGGCACAATGCAAAGTTGTCAAACTAGTCAACACACTTAGGTCTAGTGTAGTAACCTGATTGCCATAAAACCATAACTTTGTCAAACTACCCGCTAAAGGATTAAGTGTGCTACCAATTGCCCCCGCAAGACTGTTGTCATGCAAATTTATCCCTGTTACATGCCCGCCAGCTACTGTAACTCCGTTCCAGTTGCCGACAATCGGGTCAGTAAGCCAGTTGGTGTTATCAGTCCAGTTAGCTCCGTCGGTGGCGTTGTAGAGCTGCACCAGCGCCAGCGCCTCGCCAATTGGCACGTCGGTGACACGCTTCCAGAGAGGTTCTGGCCCCCCTCGCCGTCGAACTTGCGTCCCCGTTATTCTAGCTCGCATGGTACGTCACTCCTTCACCACCAACACTTACATCAAGATAGACTGTAGCGAGGTTGGCAACTATGAGGACAGTCCATTCCCCCGCAGCAAGCTCGAATCCCTTTGTGCTGCTAACGTCACTACCTCCAACATAGACTATCCCCGTGTTGGTCGCCAATGCCTTTACTGTGACATCTGATACTAGCGCCTGACTCGCTGCCAATGCCTCTGCAGAGGTCGGCGTGGTCACCGTCTTTCGCCCAGCGTAGATCGCCGTAGGTTGTGTTATGGATGTTATCCCTACAGTCCCAAGAGCAACTGCACTGGCCTGCAATACTGCTTTCAGTGAGCCTGCCCCATCAAGCTGCAGTGGATGAACATCTGTTCCATCGTCACCAGCTACGAGGATAAAGACAGCTGGCAGTGCAGCCGCCTCTGCTGCTGTTGCTGGCGTCGAGGCCACTTCAACAAGGCCAGCTTCTTCGGTGAAAAGAAATTTTGTTCCGTCTTTGTTTACTATAGTTACACCCTTCATCGTAATCCTCCTCTATTTAATTCCACTTAAATAACCCGTCAATCCTTTCCAGTTTTGCTTCAAGGTTTCTATTTCTCGCTCTAAGTTCTCTATCCGCTCATTCAGATCTCCTGACGCTGGCTGCTCTATCATTTCTAACGAAACAAAATCCCAATAGGCGTCATTATGCTTGATCCCCCATTCTGCATCTCCACACAACCATACAACGATTTCTCCGCTAATGGGAGTGAAAATCAATTCATGTTCCACCCACTGATCTACTGCCTTTGTGCCGGGCACTTCTACATTCCAAATCGCAACATCCCCGTCCTCAACGCCTATTCGTGTTCGATAGCTGCCAGCCCAGCTTACAGCGGGCCTATCATGTTTGCTCGACCAGCACCACACCCGTGCTGTGAACTTATACGTTGCCCCAGGATGTACGGTTATGTGTTGGCCGATATAATACTGGTGTTGCCGATAAGTTGTGAACGCCTTCAGCACGGTGTGTATTTCGCCGTCTGGCAACGGGAATGTCTCGACCCTTACCTCAGGTCGCCCGTCACTTATCTTTTCTTCCCGCCAACGAAACTCCGTCCAGCCATCGGGCAGCTCAATCTCAGAGACTCCCTCCCACTGATGCGTCCCCCCCTCAAAGTTACCGTTTTGCAATAGGTTCATTTCTGCCCCCCTACGAATACAAAACAAACCCCTGCCCCCATAGCTCCTTGCCCCCGTAAGTATCGGCCGCGTTATAGCAATGCACACGCACGTCCACCGTGTACGTATCTGCCTCCAATTCATCTGAGTGCCAGAGCAGATTCCCGCTATGATAGTCGTTTGCCCCCACAAATCCCTGTATGTCTAGGGCCAGTGTTCCTACGCCGTCCAAATATACTTTTGCCGCAACCCCAGGATCACGCGCGGTATCTGACTTACCGTACCAGTGATACCATACCAGTATCCGTCCCGTCGCCGTCAGGGTGAAGGTCATCCCGCTGTTTGTCCATTCTACATAAGAGGCGTCACTGAAGTTCTGGGTGGCGTCATAGGCTACCTCTACATCATCTACGAATACCGGACTGGTCGGGATGTCCGCAACTGCCGTCCCCGTAAAAAACTGATCCGTGACCATCTGAATCGTTGTGCTGGCCGTCGCCCCCGTTTTGTAGATGATCTTGCCGATGAGTACGGCGAATCCGCTCAAGATCAATGGCAGCGTTCCCGGTGGTTGCGCTTCTTCTGCGGCTGCCAGCTTGTAACTATCACGTCCATAGACTACGTAGACATGTCCGTCGTCCGGGTGTATGTACACCCAATGGACACTATACTGATTCGCTGTGATATCCCCTAACGGTAGTGTCCCGTCGTCATAGTGACTATCATCAATGTCATGCTGAGCATCTGTATAATCCCACCCCGCACCGTCTCGAGAGACGTAGCTGAACGTATCATTTCCGCCTGCCGGATTTGTATCAAATGCTGAGAATGAGATAGCATTGATTCCCTCATAGATCGTTCCTGCTGCAATCCCGAAATCACTCGTCCCCTCGTCCGTGATTGTGCATCCTGTCGCCAGCTCGATTTCCCGCAACTGCGCCGCTCGCCGATGTAGTTTTGCGACGCCGTTGGACAAGCGCATTCCTGCTGTCGTCCAGTGTATTGTATGGTCGGCCTCGTATAGGCACGTTCCGATACCGATATTCGTCGTCCCGTTGGCGGTTGCTACCTGTGTGATGATCTGCGGGTCATTGCCATTATACTGCAACACGATATGATACTTTGTATCTGAGGCGGCCATTGCGATATTGTCCTGTTCGGCCAGCGAGATTTTAACTAGCGTGTCTGTCGCCCCCGTATCGTCACGCAGCAGAGCCGTTAGCGCGCCTATCTTGATTGTATCATTGTTCGTCCCCGCAGATAGCGCCCCTCCGGTCAGTATCTGTGGCGATAGCGGGGTGTTGGCTACAACGGGCCGCCCTTTAAAAACACTATCGCCCGCAACCCAGACCAGCGCCTCTTCGTCGGCAACCGTCGCCCAGCATACATCGTCGGCGTCAGCAATGTTCTGAATGCTATCCTGGCCCGCCGTCGCCATATCATAATAAGTCGAATCTGTCGGATTATAGAACTTTGGATTGCCGTTACCTGCGCTCATATAACTCCAATAGTGGACTAGCTTGCTCCATCGTCAACGGCCGCGCCTGATTCATGAGCAGCTCCTTGACCCGCTGCTGTGTCGGGGCCCAACTCATCTGCAGCATGACTGGCACGAGAATATACACCAGATCACCCCTAATCCCAGACAGTGCTTTGTCGAGATACGCTACCAGCGTGTTTAGTTGTTCTGTGCTCAGATCGCGTGTAAGTCCGACATTCTCGTACTGGATCTGCTGTCGCCCCTCAATTACTACAGGCGTCCAGCGGATACGCTCTTTATCGGCGGCATTGATCTGCATGAACTCCCATAGCGCCTTGAGAGCCATTGCCTCGTCTAAATCTGTCAGAACGCGTGGCAACTTCCCCAGCACATCTGCGATTGTGTTTAGTTCTTGAAACGTGAATTCCATCTCTCTCCCCTCTACCAGCTACCTGGCGCTGCATTATAAATCCCCGCGTGACTGTGGCGATGCTGTGCTGCATGAGCATAAATCAGTTCCCATACCCCCAACGATGTTTCACAATACGCTTGTCCTCCACTTCCCGTTATCTGGGCATCTGATGCGGGATAGTATCCCGTATCGCCTGCCGTATCATGTGTGTGATTCCCCCCCCCCGTATTGAATGTGCTTATGTCAATTCCGTTTACCCTTCCCTCTGTACTGATATTCCCAGTTGCGCAATCTATATTGATCTTGGGTTCGCCGCCCCCCCGCGCTGGCTGTGCTGGCGCTGAAAATGGCGCTAGTGTTAGGTTGCCCCCCGACGCGTGAACGTGATCGCCCCCGGGATGTGATGCCGTCACCCAGGCGGCTCCAGATCCTGCGTCGTTTGTTGCCATGTGGAAATATGCTCTACCGCTATTCCCCAGCGCCGCCCCTCCCGTAAGAGTTGCCGACTGCACCCTCGCATCTGCTATACTGTGCCAGTGGCCGTCGTATTTCTCGTATAGGTCTTTTGGCGAAACCCCGTCAATCTTGTCGCAATCTATATCACCCGTTGCATGATCTAGGTCGCAAATATCATCATCATCAGGCCCTGTGCTCGCCCCGTCAGTCCGAGTGCTAGAATTCCTCGTCACAGCATGAATATGATTCCAACCAGCTACGTATCCGTGTCCGTTCTCATAGCCCTCCCCTGTGCCAATGTTATCCTCAGCAGTATGAACATTGGTAATCCCAGACCCGTCCCAGATCGGCAGGGTTTCGGTTGCTTGAGCAACGTTATCCCCCAGCCCGTGGACGTGATTCTCATATAGGGTTTCCATAGCCGCAAAATCAACGCCGTCCACATCGCCACAGGTGATTTCGCCCGTCGTATTGTCCAACTTCGCTACAAGCACCATTTATGCGCTATGTACCTCCAGGCTCAATCCGTGTAGCTCAATCGCTGTCCCCGCTGCATCATAGACGAACCCCGCTATTGCCCCCAACGCGGTGGCGTTATTGTAAAGTATATTGGTATTAACTCCTGGCACGGTAAGTCCTATTGTTACAAAATTCCCGCCGTCGGTAAATGACAGCGGGCTACTCGTTCGCAGTACCCCATCTCCCGCTGCCGCACCTAAATATCCTGGTGTGGCGACCGCGTCCACTGCCACTAACTCGTCGGTAGTGACTATTGCCGACCACTCTAGTTCTACTGTGCCGTTTACGGCCTTAATCGTAAGCACTTCGTCAGCTGCGGGGGCATCTACTGGGGCACGGTAAACTACGCTTTCCAGTGTCAGAAGTGCCCCGTCAGCCCACGCAGTATCGCCGTCTGAACCGGCAACTGAGAACTTTGTGACATTCCCATCATCTTTGACATAGACAGAATCGCCGGCCGTTGTGGGGTAAAGATACGAGCTGCCTCCGTTACGCGACCACAGAGCATGACTGGGGGTCTCGTCGGTGTCAATCCAAATATGAGGGCAAGTATCGGTTGGCTCTGCATCCTGCACATAGATAGGCGTTGCCCACTCAAGCTGCCAGGGGCTGCTGCCCCCTGACGGCGCACGCAGGTAATCACAGCCAGCCGGCGCAACTGTCGGCATTCGGTAAGCGATACCTTCCCAACTCATCAGCGCCGCTGCTATCCAGGTGGTGTTAGCGGTTGCCCCATCAACCTCAAAGCGCAAGGTCCCCGCAAAGGCGGCCCCGCTATACATGCGTAGATCTTGCGCATTACTTACAGCCATCCCTAGATTATTAATGTGCAGTGTCTCTGTTGCCCCACCGTTTGGCCGTACAGACAATGATACGTTGCTAACGGCTTTCCAAACGCCAACTGAGCCATCATCACCTATCGCGGTATTGACACCACCCTCCATATATAGGTAGACACCGCCGCTTTGATAGATATGCAGCTTCGCTGATGGTGCGGCGTTCTTGCCGATAATGACATTAACGTCATATTGGTCTGCAGCATAACGGGTATAGTAATAGCCGGTAACAGAATTATAGAGCCATAGGCAAACTCCCGACGGCAAGGCTGCAACTACTAGCTTGTGAGCCGGAGCATCTTCAGTTACCGTTGCGGTTGTCCCATCTCCCTCAATTGTAATGACACCGCTACTCGGCAATACTTCGGTAGGAGTATCGCCCTGAATCACGAACTTGTGGATATGATCCTCCCGTACTATGTGGTGTCCAGTTCCCTCCGTATTAGCTCCACCGACATACGTAGGGGTATCGTACTCTGGGAGATAGATGTTATACACCTCAGGATTGCTCTCTGGGCCAGTGCCCCCGCGCGCACTTTTCGACGCCTTCTTAACCTCGTCGTCTCCGAACAAAAGTTCTAATTGCAACACCCCATCGGGAAATGAGAACTTAATCCCCTCCACTTTTTCATCCGCCGCATCAAGCTGCATCCGTCGGTTGGCGTGTGTAATTTTGTCGCCCAAGAAAAACTCTTCCAACCACCTGCACGGCCCGACACGTGTGCTACTCTCCCACTCCCAGTCTTGCCCCTTCTTAATAGCGCGCTCAGCCAGAATGGTTTCCAGCTTATCCTCATTCGCTGGCTGAGCGCGGCTTTCCCATCGTCCCCAAGCCGCTATGCTAGTGGCATCAGTGACTATATTCTCGTGCTGGTCACCGTAGACCGCATTTGACATTCCAAACCAGTCTCGGAAAAACGTCCCCTGTGGACTGGTATTAGCAATATCATTAATCACAACTGGCACGTTGCCGTCTGTATTACTCTGAGAACGATCTGTTCCGCCACGAGGATACGCAGTGTCAAAGTTGAATTCTAGTCCACTCGCTCCAATCGTAGTCCGCAATTCAAAATCGAAATCGCGTCCTTTCGCCAACCCGTTAATTATGTCTAGTACAAACTCCCCCGTCATCGGATAATCGGCCACACTGGGAGCTGCCCCATGATTCCCCGTAACGGAAAGAGTTCCCCATCCAAACTCGCGTGAGTTTGCGTCACAATCGACTCCACTAAACATAGCGGTTACTAACTCGTGTGCCACATCGTCGGCGTGTCCGCTCTGAACATATCCCCCGTCATCAAAGGCTACTCGCGATCGAAGTAGGTACTCAACCCCCACGATCTGCATGTCAACTTTGTCAAACGCGCCCTCGCTGCTGTATCCTGTTTTCGGCTTACCGAGAATACCCCAAACGGCATGTTCCCCCAACCCATACGGCGTTATGCGAACAAACTGAATTGTATCAAAATCTATCGTTTCCCCAGCCGTCCCGTCTAGGGCAATAGTTACTTGCGCGCTATCGAGCCTATGCGTCGTAACGCCTGGCAACAGTTTCCCACTAATCGAAATGATGTAGCGATTGAGACGGCAAAGGAGAGCGCCACTCGCGCTTATAAGTTCAAATTCAAAATCATCGAATCTCGGAATGCTCGGAACCGTCATCGCTTACCCCGCCGCGCTATATCTAGGATAGTGTTTAACGCCAATGGTTGCGTCATCGCCCGCCTTTCCACCAGTAAATATTAGATTACACGTTCCATATTTGGCGAACACCAGTTGGCTGTCTGCTGAGCGATAGCCCCACCAGCTAGTGGCGGCCCCGCCCGTGCGTGTATAGGTAACTTGGATTGTCCCCGTAGGGTCTAGTTCTAGCTTCAGGACATCTTCGTTGTCTACCGCCGTACCATCGGCCGCCCCGCATACTTCTGACTCCGTCATGTTCTGAAGTACTTCGTCCTCTTGATACGTCAGTGTTCCGGCAGAGTTGACTAGATACAACACTCCTGCTGCATCATTTCCCACCCAAGTACCCCCCGTTAGGGTATAGGCCCGCAGAACACCCGACTCCTCGGTGGTTAATCCCTTAATGGTGTCGCCAACTGTTGGCTCATTCTCCCCGCCATCATAGTCCAGCGAATAGCACATATCGGCCTCGATCTCGAATTCGCGTCCGTCTGCGTCTGTGACTTTAGGGTGGTGCACCATTCCCGTATAAGTAACTTCATGCAAATATCCGTGCCGGTCACCGCTGTTTGCTACTGCAACGTTCACAGCGGCAGTGCCGTTAAATGCTCCTGCGTCAACTTCCTCTGAATCAATCCAAAATGTTGGGTCCAGTGCGATGAATGGCAAAATAACCTTGAGTCGAGAGTATCCTGTTATCCGCCCGAATATCCATTCGTCAATTGTTCCCTCGCCATCCCAAGCTACTTTAATCAGCCGCTCATTCCCATTGGCGGCGGTGAATTTCCACGTGCCAACCTCGTCGTCTCGAATGTCCACCGCGAAATGGGCTGATAGGGATCGCAACGCCGTAACAAGAGCAGACATAGAAATCCCTGAGATATAGAGCGGGACCTTGATCTTCCGCTCAGTGGGATTGTAAGCTCGGAACACAGCAGCGGGCGTTTTAGCTGGGATACCGCTTCTAACCACTTCCGCGCATGGCAGCCAGCACCCAGTTGGCCCTGGCCGTGCCAGTTTGATTGTTGTACCGTCATTTAAGTCCAGCTCACTGAGTGCGCTATTTACATGTGACGTATCATTAGCGGCCATTATGTGGTGGTTGCTCCTACTAATTGATCTAGTTCAATGACGATCATCTCTGCTACTTCTCGACGCTCAACTGCGCTTAATACATCCTCCCCGTTAATTTTGAGATTGATGTTGAACTGTACCTCTTTTAACTCCGCGCCTTCCCCTTCAGGTTGCGCCCCCGTTGCCTGATTCATATAAGCCGAAATCTGTCCGAAAGCCCTGTCGATGTCAACGTCTGCGGTCTCTATCTCTCCTAACGCCCGAATTGCCCCAACTGCCCCTGTGACTATCCCCATGATCTCTTGTACCTGGAGGCCGAACTGTTGCGCCTTGGCAAGCGCCTCCGCGCTAAAGGCGCCGCTCATCTCGATCACGTCTCCGATCATTACTTCCAAATACTCTCGTAGGTTGGCCATGCGTCGAGGGACTACATTGATCATTCCGTACTGCATCAATGCCTCAATAGCGGCCATACCTGATTTGACATAACCTAACGCGCCCTCTAGGTTCTCTGAGAATTTAGCAAGTCCACTGGCATCTCCAGCGTCCAGAGATGTTTGTAGGTCTTTTAGCTCAGTGATAATTAAAGTCAAGTCATCGACGAATTGTCCAGACCGCTCACCCAACCTTTCTGATGAGCCTAGCGTGAGCATAGCCTTGATTGCCTCTATCCCCGGCTTGACCGTACTTAATAACGCCATCCCGCCCTGTGTAAACCGCTGGATAGCAGGGATTGCCTCCTCTGTGATAAGGTCTGGCAATCTCCCAAGTTCTGGCATCATCTCGCCAACCTGATCCACAAAGACTGCTGCTTTCGCCCGCAAGTCAACTGTGGGGATAAACGTCCCTATCTCTCCCATCGCTTTGAGCGCGGGGACAATCGTAGCAATGGACGCATTTAACGCCTCTGCCCCTTCTCTGGCATCAACGTCCACCTTTTTTAATGCCTCATAGAACGGTTGCAGGGCATCACCTACAAACGCGGCTAGCTTCTCAATACCCGCCTCAACGCCGACTGGCACGTCGAAATCAACTAGCTCTCTAATTGCGTTCTTGGCATGTTCAACAGCCTTATCAATGTCGGCGGCCACGTTTGCCAGTACGCGAGTTGCGGCTTGACCGGTATCTCTGCCAGCTATTTCACCCATGTCTCCAACTGCACCCTCGAACTGGCTAAAATCAGGGGCGGGGATCTCTGGCAGATCAACGCGGAAATTCGCAAGTTGATCCTCTAGCTCTTTCAGATGTGCTCTTGCTGCGCCCAAATCCTCTTGCCGTGCCGCCCTCACCGCTTCAGCCGCACTGATAGCGCTTTGTACCATCCCCTTACTTCCCGCGGTAAAAGCCTTTACTTTATCTTCAGCTATTTTCCGCTGTTCATCAACCGCCTCAACTCCGCCCTTGTGCTGGGTTTTTAATAGCGCTATCTGCCCGGCAATCTCGATCTTCCCTTCTGTTTCGGCCTCTACTTGGGCAAGATTAAGAGACTGTGTCGCCTTTTTGTATTGCGCTTCTAGTTCAGCAACATAAGCCCGTTGCTGGACGACTTTCTGCTGCAGGATAGCCCGTTCTTGTAACTGCTGCTGTATCGTGTAGGCATTCCGCGCCAGTGCTTGCTCGCGCGTATGGCTCTCTTGTAGCTTGGCGGCCTCATCTGTTTTCCCTGCCGCCAATAGTGCTTGCCGCTGAGACTGATATGCCTGTTCTGACTGAGCCATTTGCAAATTGAAATTGAATTGCGAGTCTAACGCAGTCATGGCTCCTTGTTGCTGAATGTTCAGCAATGCTTGCTCATGCTGTACCGCGCTCGCCTCTAATGCAGCTTGACTTTCGACGGCGGCTAGACCAATCTGTTCATAGGCGGCCATACGTGCCGCTATCGCGGTTTCGGTTGCCTCTCCCGTTATGTCACCAGTTTCGACTTGAGCCATTTCAGCGGCTGCGGCCGAAGCTTCACGTACAGCCTGGGTTTTATCTTGCATAGCTTTTGTCTCGGCCCGTAGTGTTTCCTCATCAAGCCCACCCTTTGCCAGCAAGTCGGCTGTAGCCGCAGCTGCGGCCCCGGCCTCGCGCATAGCCACGGTTTCGGCTCGCAGAGCGTCCGTATTCAACGCAGTGATCCCAGCCATGTTCCCGGTAGATATACTAACCTGCCCCTGCATCGCATCTAGGGTTTCTAATGCCGCTACTCCCCCTGGAAGAGTGATTACAAGTTCGCGTAATTTATCCTCGAAAAAGTCAATCTGTTCCCACGGCAACGCTAGTTTTTCCATTGCTCCGCTGGAAGATTCTGCCCATCCTATAAGCATGCGAACGCCCTCGGAAACCTCATTAATGTCTTCGGCTACCTGGTGGAATTTCTGTTGCTGCGCCGCCTTGACAAATTTATTGAGGGGACCAACCACCTTCCCCAGCGCGTTCCCTAATGCAATAAGGTTTAGAGCTGCTTCCTTGATATCCGGATCGATATTCGTAATGCTCTCATGCAGATCACGGATTGAGTCCGCTAGTTTGATCAGCATCTCTTTCGCTTCGTCCGACGTGATAAGTTTCTCAATCTTATCCGTAACAAGTTCGATGATAGGCCATAGCTCTTCAAATACTGGGATTAATGACTGCCCTACTCTATCGATCAGATTAGCTATACGAGTTTTTAGCTGTGTTATTGAGGCCGCAAATGTTCCTGTTACAGACGGCATGCTTGCGGTGTTCGCCCTCAGCTTTTCCATGACCTGATTCATCAGCCCGATCTTGCCCTCTTCCGTCGTTAACGCGGAAACGGTTTTGCCGATTGAGGCTGCATAGGCTTTCTTAGCTGCGGTCACATCTACCGTTATAGCGAGGTTGTCGAGTATCATTTTGGACTCGCGGCCAATGCCCGTGACCAGACTGTTTAGCATATAATCAAAACTTTGGCCTGTTGCTCTCGACACTTTCTGCAACACCCCAAACGCTTCTGGCAGTTGCTGAGCCACCGTTTTGCTCACAAGCTGAGCCGCCTGGTTATAGCTTTTCATTAGCTCGGCATCAGAAGCCATGCCTGCCGCGCCCGCACGTAGAGCCGTCATCATCTTGTCAGCATCATCGGTTAATCCTCTGAAGCCCGCGCGGATACCTTCAACGTCAGCAGCCTTTTTAGCTAGCGCAAATGCCCCAACGCCCACTGCGGTTAATGCTCCAATGGCCGCAGTCATTGCTGTCTTGACAGTCTTGCCAAATTTCTTCGCGCTGGCTCCAGCAGACCCTAACGGCCCAGAGAACTTGTCCTTTAGCGCCAGTATGATTTGTAGCATTCGGGAGCTCATCGTTGCTTTCTCATTTCGTCAGCTATGACTAATATGTGCCGACGGGGACACTCCAGTAGCTGCGAGTATCCCCATCCCATATATCGCATGATAGCTACTTCTCCTCTGATTCGTTCTCTTCGGCGATCTCCTCTGGAAAGAACGTCGCCATCTTCTCTTCCAGAGGAGTTAGCCCCTTTTTTTCATCAATCTCTTTAATGTGTGCGTCTAACAGCTTATTGATCTCATCGGAGACGATTCTATCCAGCCGCCTTATGCTAGATTCACTGATCGGCACTGCCTTGTTGTTGTGTGTGAGTGACCAGTCGCTCATCCAAAATAGTAGCCGCTTGATCGCATATTTGGTAAAATCGACCCGAAACCCCCCGCCGTCTGCCGTTGAAGTAAAGCTTGATCCCGCTAGTTCCTGCTCTTGCCCGTATGAGATGTCATCCAAAAACACGACATATTCGTTCCCATCGCAAATTTCCTTACGGACCGATCCTACTCCGCTTACAAAATAGTTGCTCATTCCCACTCCTCCTGTATCCATAGTTTTTTCTTCGGCTCACCTTTCCCGACCAGATGCAGATGAACATCCCGCAAAGTTATTTTGGCATCTTCAAAAACCCAAACCTCTTTGTGTCCAAAAGGAATTTCGGCCGCAAAGTTCTCGCTAAATTCTGCCAAAAACGAATCCGTGATCTTCACCTGATCTATGTCGAGTACGCAGGCAATGGTCTTGCCGTCAGCTTCAAGACTGCCTTCGGCAAGACCGTACCACCTGATACACTCTTCTCCGCCAGCGAGAATTCTCCCGCCGTTACGGAGCGTCAACTTGACACTACTTGACATCTCTCTCCTCCTTTATCATTATGTCGTGATATGTGCCCAGTCGCCCGCCGCGCCCCATCCAGCAGTTAGAGTAACTGCGCCGTCTACCGACGCCTCGATACTCATATCGACCCACGCCAACCCATAGTGATATTTCGTTGTTGCGCCCGATGATGGGTACAGATACATTTTTAGTCTTTCGCCGGAAACCATCGCCGTATAAAATCCTTCGAAAGAGTCATCCCACCATGCGCTAAATTCTCCACTACAATCGGGCAATCCCTGAACGTACTGGATATTACTATCTCCCATCGCGGGTGTCGCCACTCTATCGGCCGCCATACTAAGTGACCAGCTTTGCAACGACGTGGTGGTTGTCGCCTCGCCTGCTGCGCTTGTCCCCATATACACTACGCCGCCATGCCCATGATATCTACTCATTTTCGTGCCTCCTGCTCTCGTCTACAAAAATCAAATTGTCTATTAAGTCCCTAGCCCTGTTCTCGAACGTGTTCCCCTGAACGGCTTCACATAGTTTGCGAGCACGTTCTTCCCGTTCCTTGTCATGCCCTAACCACCAGCGCATCATGTCGCCAAACTCAGTGGGATCTCTGAATATCGGCAATGCTCCGCCGAATACCTCTTCCGCTTCTGCCCGATCATCGCTGATAAAAAACACACCACTTGCGGCCAGTTCATAATCTCGTGGGCCTAAACTGCTGGCTGCGCCCTCGTCAATGAGCAGAGCGTCTGGCCCATATCCTACTGATCGGCGGTGTAAGCTGAAACTCATCTTGGCCGCCTTGTACGCGGCAATAGCCCACTCGTTAGGGATTGCATCACTCTGAACGCATTGCCGTAGTGGACTATCATCATCTAGCAGCTCCCACACCCCATATAGCCCCAGATCAATTCCCGTCCAGTCTACCTGCTCCAGGAATTCTACTCGTTCCCGAAATCCCGTGCCCACAAATACCACGTCATGTCTAGGCATTTCTATTGTGGGCGGCTTGGTATTGTGCCGTTCTGGGTCAAACGCATGTTGCCAATAAAACGTATATGGCTGCACCTCTTTAAAGGCAGGAAGACTATTCCTCTCATTCGTCCAGCAGGCATATGCGTTCCGTGCCATTTTTAATTGAGGCGCATCATCATAAGGGCTTTCTGTGCACAAAATTGCAATCGGCAAGTGTGCTCTATGTAATAGCTCGACCACGTCTGGATGGAAACTCATCCCCGCAACTACCAATACTAGATCGACATTGAATCGGAGTGCCCGCTCCAGTATCTGCACCGATGTCTGGTATAGAATTTCTTCTTTTGACGGAGGCGCCGCCTCTTTTATTGCGTGTAGAAAATGCAGGTACTGTGCCATGACATTCATCCGTCCGTCTAGACTAAATCGTATCACCTCCTGCCCGTGCATCTCTAACCCCTTGGCCAGTCCGTCATGAACCTCAGCGGTTGCATAATTCGCCGCAGGGTGCACTAGAAGTATCTTCATTCGTCATCTTCCTCTTGACGGTAATTTATGATAACTTTCTCTGAGAACTCCTCGGGCGGATCGTATGAAAACCCCTTCGTGGGTGGGGGCAACGGGGACTCCCGCTTCGCCAAACATTCTGGGCAAACTGGCCCGTCAACCTCTCGCAATAATCGCCCGCAATCCTCGCATGTCGTATATCCTTTACCTACCATCTCACTCCTTCATGTATCCGTATCTATCTGCCATATCAACGATTCGTGGAAACATCTCGGGAGCGGCTCTACTTAGGTCATCCCAAGAAATGTCATTGTGCTCTCTGTGATTTGTATCTTTCGGGATACTGGTTGTCGCTACATCATACCTGATTTCGTAACCGAGTATAGCCATGATATACGTCCACTCATCTTCAAGATTCTCAATTCGATAGGTCATACACGCTTGATCTTCGGCTAACCGATTCCACCAATACCAATAGTGGGCACTGCGTTTTAGTACCAGCCAATCAAGATTAATCGGAATCCATCGAGCAACAAAATCCCAGCTACTACTTGTCATCACGCTGGCAATGTTATTCAACGGATGACGCACCTGGTGGAAAATCCAATCAAACTGCGGTCTTGGCCCTTGCTGGTGAAACTTGGGATACGGCGGACTGGGTGCAGTCCAGACACTGCTAACTGCCCCGTCGGTTCCCAGATACTCGTGGCCAACATCTATGCCAGCCTGCTGCAAACTTCTCGCTATGTATAGCGTACCACTTCGCCCGCACCCCGTTATTAAGAACATTTTGCCACCCGCCTGTAGAAACTTGTCTGCGTGGGGCTGAGTTGACTGGCGCTGTTGATCTTCGTCCCTGCAAAAACGTGCCCTTCCCAGCGAAGATCTTCGTCAAGAGATTTGCTAATCGCTCTTAGCAATCGCCAGTTAGAGTCGTCAATGACTAGATGACCGCCCACCTTGACCTTGCCCATTGCGGTTCCTATACACGCAATCCGTGTGCTACTATCGCCGTCGACAGAGACGAAGTCGAAATACTCTGACGGGAATCGTCCGATTGCAGCAGTATATTCTGCGAGACTTGTTAGAATCACTTGCGGCGATACTCCATGCATCTCGGCTGCTTTCATCACTTCAGCATACCAACTCTGCCTGTGCTCTACTGAAACTACCATCTCTGCACGTTTCGCTAACCAGATAGTAGAATGCCCACTGCCATACTCAAAGACTCGACACATGCCCTCATATGGTTGCAAGAGAACATCCCAATAAGCGATGGCCTCAGGAATGAGCGACGGTGTGGGATCACTTCCTATGGGTCTCACTCTATGATTATCCATTGTCCCCTCATAATATGAAAGGTCATTCTTGCTCCCACCACCCCACAACGTCTAGCCCCTTGTCGTTTAAATATACGTTCTTTGACCATAATGAATCAATTGAGTCAATAGCCGTAATCGAACTGATCTTGCTTCGATGTGGAATAACTACGCGCTCAATTTCCCGCCGATGTAGGTGTGCGCTAATAACAATATCATCATTCATGGGCCATTGCTCCCACTCTTTAAGGAGGCTGATCCTGAGCAACCCCGGCCGATATAGTGCTCCCCAATTCCCCGATAGAATTGACACTGAGACAGCGGGCCCTTCCCTCACAGAAATTGTTGCCGCTGAATTGTAATTTCTATTATCCCCCCTAAATACCCGCCCACGATAGCACGGGACACAGCCCGAATGATGTTCGCTATAATCTATCAGGTCTTCCGCCCAATGCTCACCATAGAGCACGTCATCATCGGCAGTAATGATCATTTCGGTCTCTATATTCAGTAATGCGGGCAATAGCTTCGTGATCGGGCCATAATCTGCCGTCACTTCAACACAACAATCAGCTAAAAAATCTGGCACTTGACCATCCCAAGTCACCCCTAATCGCGTGACTTCTTTCGGAATCCAGACATATACCGGTAATCCCTGTGCCAGCAATCCATTAATGCACGGCTCAATATACGGTAGGCGGCCCGGTATGGTTGTAAGAGAGATGATTGTCTTCATTGCATTTTGCTCATTGCTTTTTTAATCCACATGATCTTATCTGCTAGTTCATAACACCTGGTCAGAAATGGATAATCTCCTCCTCGTTTAGGCTCAAATGCTTCTATTGCCTGCATCCACACATCTCTTTGTACCACCACTGCGCTAATGCCTATCTCCCCAAACCCCGGACACCTCATCCCCTGCTTTGGCAATATCCTGCCCTTATGATCCATTTGCATTACGATCAGATCTGGGTCATTTGCGATAACAATGTCTCGAATCTCTGCTACAAAGTTTTCGCTTATCAATTGGTCATCATCGTCTAGAATGAAAACGTAATCCCCATAGACCTTATCCTTATGAACTATAAGCTGGCGATTGGCCCACTCAATCCCATGGCCCTTGCTATCTTCCAGAACCAGGTGCTGAAAATCCTGATCGGTCTGTACGCGTAAGCTGGCAGCGCAAACAGCGAATTGCTCTTCCCGACTCAACAAGTGCCGAGTTACTACCGTTAGCAAGGTCATTCGGAATATGTCACCGTTTCGTTTTCAAATACCTCAAAATTGATCTCAACATAATGACAGAGCGTGTCGCCAAAAAAGCGTGGCTCAAATACGTCTATGCTGGGCCAGCTCCCCCATGTACTCATGTCTGACTTGTCCACATAGCCTCCCCACGTCAGTACCCCGTTCAATGTGGGATATTGTCGCAGATAAACTATCATAGCCTCCGCTGCATTAAATGCCGTCTTCTCTGAGGCGTCACTATCATAGACCCCGAAATATCCCAGAACCTGCACTCCGTAAACATTCCTGAACCGCCGCCCGCCCAAGTCCATATCGTCCATCTTGGTGAACGTAACTTCCCAGCCTCGAATGACTTCACTGCCGCTAACTGTAACTTTGTACCTATTTAAAAACACGCCCCAGTCGGCGGCAAACCTACGGTAGTCATGTACCACTGCATCAGGATCAGCAGCCGCTACTAATGCCGCAACCCCGGCTCGAATCTCGGTTGCACGCGCCCCCATCGCTGTCATCTTGTGTATCCCCCATGCCACACCCAGTCTCTACCATATTCTGGTTGCGTGTCCCAGTCCACCCACGCACTCGCCGGGCGTTCGCCGCCCTTACCATCAAGTCCTATGTAGTCCATATACTGCTGCTCTAATTCGTCCGCACGGTGAGCATGTTCGCTTGCCTTGGTTCGGTGATGGCTGCTATCAATAGACAGAGTCGAGTCGCTTGCCTTGGAGAACTTAACGGCCATTGCCCGGCAGCAATAAGACGCCGCCAGGTTACACACAATGAAAAAGTCCTCAGTCGGTATAGAGCTTTGTAGCATCTTGACCGTATAGCTATCCTCGTCTGCCACTGCGCTTACCTGGTAAGTAGCAATCTGAATCGAGGTCGCTTCTTGCCAAACGCTATCGGAATCCTGGTATACGTAATCATCTTTGGCAAACCCGTGCCCCGTCTGACTTACGGCAGTGGTAGTACTTGACGCGCCCCAAATCCATGGGGTGGTATAGCGTATTCGCATGGTTTCTGTGCTGGCCGGAGAATGATTCGGAAGATAGAGATATCGTGAGCCGCTGGCCCAATAGTCATCATCCCAGTTATCGGGGTCTAGGTACGCTGGTGCTTCGTCGCTCGCAACGGTTGGCGCAGGGTAGTCAATCGACAATACCCGCGAGAAGCCCTCGCGCCAGTTGGTCAACTCTGTGGATAGAACATAATACTGGCCGCCATCGCCAGTTACGTCATCTATATCCTCGTCAGGGTTGTCACGACTATACCGAGATACGGCCTGCTTGATCTGCCGGTATCGCTCCAACTCATCTAGGATATCGTTATCGGCGTCAATGATACCGTCTACTTGCGCCAGAAACACGCTGATCAAAATAGCCATCTATCCTCCCCATCGCTAGGGGCAGGCAAGGAAGGAGGAAGAACCTCGCCCGCCCCCCAGCGCCTAGCTATATCGCTCGTACCAAAGATTTAGCTTCAAAGTCTCTTCATCGCCAGCCGCGCTATTAATCGTTGTCGTGCCTTCATGGTAGTATACGGCATATAGGGTCTGAACCGCGTGAAACGGATATTCTGTCCCGACCTTATAAACCATTGATCCTGCCCCACTAGCATTTTCCTCTATCCAGTCTGACGCGGCTATTGTAATTGTGGCCACAATGGTCGGCCATTCTCCAACCACAAGGTTCGCATCCCCGTTAGCAACTGCGGGATTAGCATCAAAAATAAAAAGCCTTCCGGCTTCTGTGATAATTGCCCCGCTGCCCGTTTCGCTTGCATATAAGGCTACTGCCAATATCTTGCCGCTGCTCGGCTGGACACCTTCCAGAGTAATGCTAACACTAGGGCCATAGTCATACTGAGCAACCGCGTTGTCTTTACTTATGAGAGTTTTTAATCCCGTTTCGCGTATCCCGTCCCATGGCTTACTCAACGGCATTGATGGCCTCCTTTACGTCCCACTGAGTAATCCGCCTGTCTATATGCAGATCCCCCAGATCAACGCCATGCTCTTCGGCCAACACGCGCGCCCCGTCAGTGGCATCTATTACTGGCTCGTCTATCACCGGCGCGTCTAGCAGCTCTGTCTGCGCAATCTTATCGTGAAACCGCTGTCCGGCCAGCTCATAGATAACCTCTATATGATCTGCACGCAATACGGTTTTCAACACTTGCTTTGGGGCAATTCCCAAATACTCCCAAATCTCCATGAGACCCCCCTAGCTGTAAACGTCACTGGTTAGCACTAGCATATACCCGCCGATTGTGCTTGCATTAGCCGCAGCATTCGCATCGAAACTCAACTCACTACCCGCCTCTACAACTACCGGAGTTTCGGCTCCACCAAAGTGTGTGGAAATCCACTCACCAGGATCTTCTTTGTCCGCGCAGTCAATCGCCGTGATAACTCCTGAAGCGTCGTCATTTATGTCAACCGTCAATCCCGAATCATCTGTATCAGATCCGAGAGAAACGTAGACAATCGTACAATCGAAGGGAACGTTGATATAATAGTCTAACGCCCCCAGCGCAGCGCCTTCTACAGGATTTACCATCTTAATCGGGATACTCAAAAGTCGCTCATTCATTTTCGTGTCTCCTTCTACTAGCTGTAAACGCCACTTGTTAGCACTAGCATGTAGCCATGAATAGTTGTTTCAGCCGCTGCGTCGTTCGCATCGAAACTCAACTCACTACCCGCGTCTACATGTACTGGAGTCTCAGCTCCGCCAAAGTGCGTACTAATCCACTCACCAGGATCTTCTTTGTCTGCGCAATCTATTCCCTCGATAACCCCTGTTGCATCATCGTTTATGTCCAGCGTCAAATCGGGATCATCTGTATCTGCTCCAGCGGAAACGTAAACGATCTCGCAGTCGAAAGGGATATTGATAAAATAGTCGTCGTCCCCCAGAGCCGACGCGTCGGCCGGATTCACCATGTCAATCGGAATGCTCAGAAGTCGCTCATTCATACCACACCTCCAGCTATAATCTCAAACGCCAGTGCATCTTTGCTAGGACATATCTTCTGTCCTAGCGCTGTCTTGAACTGACGCCAATCTAATCTCAATCTCATCTTCGCCAGTCTCAAAGCCCATCGTACTGGCAACCCCAATCTCAATCCTCGCCACACCCATCGGGCCAATAGGTCGGCCCCTACTACCCGTCGTGCCGCCCCATAGTTCGGGCCTGGCCCTGCTATCACAATTGCACCCGCACTAGTCAACGCGCTCACAAATATATCTTCTGTGCCATAGCAGTTCGCTATAAGAACAACGCAACCACTAAGACTTGCATGTGCTAAATTTCTAATCACAAGAGCCGTCGGCTTTGATCCGTCCTGCCCTTCTCCATACCATTGTCCCTGTGCAGTGCTGTGCAATCGGAAGTAAAGCATATCTAGATCACGCAATTTCCTAACTGGAAACTGACTAGCTATGAGTGGCGGCGAGGTCAAAGGAGTTATCCCTAGCGCCTTCTGTACGGCCACCGCCGCCACCTCGGTACAATAAGCTACTATTCTCACTTGATTCTTATGTAGAGCAGGTACAGTGTCAGTTCGCCAGCTTCCAGGTCATCGCCCGTCGCGCCCCACGCCACATCAATAGTATCAGCTGCGCCGCTCGGAGCAATGATATAGCCCGCCCCTGCCGCCATATACGCGCCAATAGTATCTACCCCATATCCCTGCCAACCCGCAGGCCCGTTCGCAACATCCGTGTCTGCCTTTTGTAGTTCAGCATCGTCCAAGTCCAAAATGCCGTCGGGGTCAGCAGTATCCCCCACATCAAAAGTAGCATCATCGCCTGCCGTTGCATCCCAGTCCGTGGTAACGTTAGCGTAGCAATTGAGAATGATCCAGATTTCGCCGTCAGGAACTGTAGCCAGCGTATGAGTTCCGCCAGCCCCAATTGTCCAGGTGATATCTTTTGTTATCAACGAAGGGGCCATAAAGTTCTTGACCTCAGCCGCCAGCGTGGTCAAACCGCTTATGCTAACATCCCCCGTCATGGCAATAGTGCCATCCGTGTTGTTGTCAATGGTCTCTCCATGGTCGAGCACAATGTCTGCCCCCGTGAAGGAAGCATCCTCCATGTTGATTCCATTGACCATATCGCTTGCGCCAGAGGTCATCTCGACGCCAACATCCATTTTTGCGCCGCTGTTGCTGGCATGGCTGTTCAGGAAGAGCCCCGCGTCCATGTTGGACGAGCTCTCGATATTGATGCCATAATCGACCACAGTGTCGTTGTGCGTCTTGAAGAACAGGCCATTGGTCTGTACGTCAAAATCCTCAGTAGCCGTTGGCCCCCATTCGCCATAGAGCAGGTTGAGCGTAGCCGAACTCCCGCCCATGTTCGACAGCATCCCGCCAGAAGTGCCACCGTGAATGGCCGCTCCCACAGCGGAGATATTGTCGTCGACAGTATAGGTCTGCGTCTCGTTCACGTTGACTAGAACGTCAATCGCGTGCAACTGATTCACTGCCACCGCTTCGCCCGCGCCTCGCATGTCCATCCGCCCACGCAGTGCATAAGCGTTCTGTACGTCTTCAATGGGATTAGAGGAGGCATAGATGCCGTTGCTACCCCCACCGGTCATATCAGCGCCCGCCGTCCACTCTGCGGTGATCAAGTCTCCATACTCATTGGCCGTAGTCGTGCGGCTGATGTCAACTGTAGAGTTCATATCAACCGGGCCATCTGCGCGTAGCGTGCCGTCAAACTCACCATCTCCAGCTACAAGCAAATCATTATCGCCATCGGCTACATCGCCATCTACACCCGCATTGCCAACATTTAGCATGTCGCCATCAATGGCAAAGGGCCCTGCGGTTGTCAGGTCAACGTCCACGCCCAAACTACCGACATCGATGTCAATTCCGGCACCAGTTTCATCCGCATCCAAGTAGATAGCAGCTTGATCAGCTTCGTCGCCTTTGATTGTAACGCTAGCTACTTCAGACTCAATAGTTATGTCACCTGCGGCGGTATTGAAATTGCTCGCAAGATCGGCATCTAACGCAATAGCCCCTTCAGCATCAACGTCAAGCCCCGCGCTACCGGTGTCTATGTCAATTCCACCACCAGTCTCGTTCGCATCCAAGTGGATAGCATCCCCAGCCGCCTCGTCACCCTTGATGATGACACTCTTAGTCTCGGCTTCGAGGGTTAGGTCAGCAGCGCTCACGTTGAAATGACTGGCCGTATCTGCATCCAAGGTTATCGCCCCAGTAGTATCCACATCAAACGCGCCAGTTATCGACGCGTCGTCCACCACTGTGAGATTGCCGTCCGCGATATTAAGCGCGTCCTGGCCAGCCGTTCCCGTGATTTCCAACGCAGCATCTGAGGCGTCCCATAGCATAACGTCGCCACTCGTGCCGCTATACCAGGTCACATCAACGCCCGTGCCGCTCACGCCGAAATGCGTATCACTCGTAACGTGACTCGTTCCCATCTCCTGAACTTTGTCTCGTTCGCAGCCAATCAACCCGATCATTAGGATGACGGCCAGGAGAACACTCCATATAATTCTTTTGTGTCTCATTATTTTTATCTCCTATTCGCTATCCTACACATTCGCTTTGTAAAGCGGTCGGAAGTCGGCTACCGGTGCGCAGTCATAGGTGGAGCTAAATCTATAGATCATCAACCGCACCTTGAACCGCAAAGTATCATTCGTGAACATAGAACCAGCAGTCTCGTCCCCTGCCTCGAAAATCTCAGGTGTCCGCAGCCCACGCAAATAAACGAGATAGATCGCAGGCCATTGTCTAGGATCAGCTACTGCCGCCCAATGATCCGTTTCTGTCCATTCAGGGACTGTGATAATCTCAAATCCCTGATAGTACGGGTTCACATCGTTGTCCATCGAAACAGGCACAAACTCACTGTTGCGAATCTGCGTTGCTGTTGATCTAAGATCAACAGGCACAAGTAGAAAATGCGGCTGAATCAGCAACTTTGTACCGGCGCCCAGCGCCTGGTCGGTTTGCTTCATCATTGCCGTCACTGCCGCGTCCCACGTTGTGTAACTTAGTGCCGTAGTCCCAAGGTTAGCGTGTCCACCTGAGCTTGAAGCTGCCGTCGCGTTGAACAATGCCCCGCTCGGGTTCATCACGGGTCCCGTAGCAGTGTTCGTGGTGAACACCGCACTCACCAGCGCCGACTGGGTGTTAAACCACGAGTTAGACAATCGCCTTGGAAGCGATCGAATCACATTCAACTTGTCCTTTAGCATCGTCTCCATCGTGATTCCCATATAGTTACCGCGCTTGACAAACGAAGCGGTTTCTTCCTCGTCAGTCCAGTCCATTTCAGTGTAGGCCGCGCCTTCTGTAACCGTATCCAATGTGTCCGTTCCGTACAGCCGTGCCAGAGTGATGTCGTCAATAGTATCAACTTCCTCAATTGTCACGACGTCTTCAAACCACCGGCGACGCTCAGAATAATCGGCCGCCACTAACAGGTTCACTGTATTCTTGATGATGGTTGTAACCGTAGCGGTTGTTACCGCTTCACGCGCCCTTGACGTTAGGGGATTCCCGCCCCATACGTTATAAAGCCAGTCGGACAATCGGCGTTCCCGATAGTTTGGTCGGCCCGCGTTCTGCCATGAACGATAGGATTCGGGCATACGATCCTTGACCCAATCCTCGCTTATGCTTTCCAGCTTGCGCATTGTGCTGCTACCGGCAACCAGGTCGAGAAATGCCATTTCAGCCTTCTCAATACTCGCCATGCCTACCTTGATATCCCCACCGCCCGCGCCGGTTATACGCCCGCTGGTATCGGCTTCGGCCTGTGCGCCCTTCAGTTGTTTCACCATTTTGTCTACCTCTGCTTCCGTTACAACGCGTCCGTCAAAAGCTGCCTCAGCTACTGCTTGAAATTTGGCCGACAGATTAGCCCTCGCTAGCTTTTTGTCCATCATGATCTGCGATTCCAGCTTGGCCACCTTCTTGGTCATACTGTCGTCCTCAACGATTTCAGTCTCTTCGACTTCGGGCTCTTCGTCAGAAGCCTCTTCAACAGGTTCCGCGTCAACTTCAGGCTCAACTTCCTGTTCGCTCTCTGGCTCGCTTTCGATAACCTCTTCTCTTATCCCCAGCTCGGCGAGGGCCGCCTTGAGCTCTTCGGGATCAGCTTCCTGCAAAAATGTCAATAGTTTACCCATCTCGTCTACTCCCTGATCTACTGTTATGGCCGCCACGATTCTATCAAATGCTCCGCCGGCAGCCGGGTTTGATACCACGTCTACTGAGAAAATGTGCTCAAAGGATTCGATGGTCGGCCACATGTCGCCCTCTACACGCACTCGACCCACGTTTCCCGGTACGGTGTCAATGCTCAACCCAATACTATCCAGCACGCCCGCATCATGGGCGGCTTTCAATTTCTTGCCTAAAGCTTCATCTACAACCTTCAGGCGCCCCCGCAACTTATGAGCACTCTCGTCCCACCGTACATTGACAATCGTGCCCACCCACTCGTTTGCTACGGAACGCATTCCCTGACGCTGTTGAAACTCTTCATCGGATAAATGGTTGTCAAAAACCTTGACGCCTTCCCATAATCCGACGCTGTCACGCAATCCGTCAACACTGTACAACCGTTCATTCTTGGAGCGAATGTACTGCCGCCCCTCGACGGTAAGCAGATCGCCGCCTTCTCTTGCGCCAATGAGCGTTACATCCCACTCGCGGCCTGTAAACTCGCCGTCCCCTTGTGCTGGTGTAACGTCAGCCTCAACGATATGTGACTCGCGCCCCACCCCTGGCCGTTCTGCGCGCCGCATTGTACCGCCACATTCTGGGCATTTAATATCAGCACAATGTTCCTCGCTTGCCATAACATACCCGCAGTCCAGACATTCACATTGATAAGCCTCCGTTTGCTCTTTGGCAGAGCGCCACTGTGAATAACAAATAGCCGTTGCTTGATTCCGATCCTCTTCACTATCTGAGTCTAGCCCTTGATCCTCAATCACTATCGGAATGCAACGGGATATAAACTCTTGTTCTTTTTCCCCTGACGTAGGTGCCGGTAGTGGCATCGCTTACCTCCCATAACACAAAAGGCCAGCTCGCTCCCGAGGGAACAAGCCGGCCCGTGTATCTCCGTTTCACGTGTCGTTTGCCGCTGATGTGGCGGCTATTCAATTCATATAATTAGTATACCATAATTTTATTTCGTTGTCAAATCCCGCCTAAGCAACTTTTCCTTTCCGCCTAGCTTCTCGCTCTTCCCGCTGCTCAAAAGCGTTATTTCTCGCACTTCCCGCCCATCCTTCTCGACCAGGATCATGTGCAATCCCCGTGATAGTCCACGCAACCGCAAGAGCAGTTTTTCCTCAGCTAGAGTTGGTTTCATGATTGACGGCCCATCCATTTATCTCCCTAGATAACGTATCACATTTACCTGTGCCTTCCTAAAGAACCCGTCAATCGCAGCCTTTTTCTCTTCTGCAATTCGCATCAATGTTCGCCAACGCCCTACATGCATCCATGCCTGTTGCTCCCCGCGAACAAGCTGAGCATACCAAACACCCCCGCGTACATATCCTCGTATCCCCCCCGCCAATGTATGTACCTTTACGGACATTGTGCGAGCCATGGTAAACGTTCGCGTATAAGTTTGGCCTGGCCTATGCGGAGGATTGTATTGCGTGTAGCTTGACGCTTCCCGCTGTATTGTTAAAACAGACTTCTCCATTGCATCATGAGTTTCTCGTTTGGCCACCTTACTGCCACCATGAAATTGCTTTATTAACTCATCAAGCCCCTTATCTTCAATCGTGAGCGCCATCGGGCAGCTCCTCTTCCGCTATCACCGGTACTAGCCAGCACCGGCAATTAGGGTGTGCGGGAGGATTGTTTATTCCCCCTGGGAAGCTCTTCCCTAGATTACGTTGCAATCCATGTAGCGGCTCACAAATAGGGCAAACCATTTCGTCAGCGGCCGTACACCATTCCTTTTTTTCTACTACTCGGCTGGCTTGCCATGCTTTATCATTAGCTTCTGCAAAAGCCCTCGTAGTTTCTGTTACGGCAATCATCTTGGCTCGCCATGGGGCATCAAAGATTTTTGTCATCCTGGTAGTTAACGCTGGCAAATCTTCTTGAGCCTCTATCCAATTCCGCACATTTACTCGTACGCTTTGCTTTAGTGTGTCATTGATTTTGGTAACCAATTCACCCGTGAATTCGCTTGCCCATTCAGCGGCTTCGGTATTAATCATATCCCAGTTAACGCCAACTGCAATCGGTAACTGCCCCAAGGAATCAGTAGCTGCATCTTGCATCATTCCCTCGAAAGCTGGCAAAAGCAACTGCCTTGTCTCTTGATCTAACTCTTTCCAAAACATTGCGCTAGTTGCGGCGTCATCTATAGCCTCTGTCTGTCGCTGAACTTCCCTACGCTTCTGTAACCACGTTATTAACTTTTGCCCATAACGACGCCAAATCTGTAATAGTGACTGTTCAATCTGCCACTCATACTGATCCCTAATACTCTGCTGTGGGTCCGCCCGGGTAGTCACCCCAAACTGCTCTGATGATCTGTCGAAAGGGGGCCTCTTCAGCGGCCTTCACCCCCTTTCCTACTTCATTGCTCATTACCTCTTCAGGCGTCATCTCTACGCCAATCTCTGCGAATAGTTTAGCAACCACCTCAATAGCTTTCTCTCGCGGAACTAGATTCTCCATAAGTCCTATCTGTAACCCTGACATAGCCTCACTCAATGCAGTAGCCAGTTCTGCCACGTCTCGCGTTACCATCTCCGGCATCGGGATGGTAAATGCCTCGTCCTCTTGTGAATATACCCCGCTGATTACGGCTTGATCTACGGCAAATCGTGTCGGCTCTATAAGCATACGTTGTACGACGCCCTGCTCGTGTTTTAGGCTCTTCCATGTCGGATCCCCCTGCGCTTGTGCCGTCGCCCGATTCGTTTCGCTACCCCTAGAATACCAAGCCTCAGGAAATCCCAACCCGCCCCATACGTGATTGAACGCCGCTCGGTAGGTGTCTATCGTGCCCGACTGTTTCAGGTCTGGCGCGTTAAACTCCCAGTTCTCAGA